TGCTGGCAGACCGCTCTGGACGCCACGGCGCGAACGCCTGGGGCACCGAAGCCTGCGTTCTGGCCCTCGAGCTGGGAGCGGACGCGTTCGTCGTGGAGACCAACTTCGGCGGCGACATGACCCGACAGGTCCTCATCCAGGCCTGGCAGGAACTCGAGCGCAGCGCCCGCACGCAGGGCCGCCCGATGCCGCGGATCGTCGAAGTCAACGCCAAGCAGGGCAAACGTCTACGTGCCGAACCGATCGCGCAGCTTTACGAGCAGGGACGCGTCCATCACGTGGGGGAGTTCCCTGACCTCGAGCGCCAGATGGTCACGTGGATCCCGGGTCTCGATAGCCCGGACCGCATGGACGCCGCGGTGCACGCCCTCACTGAACTCGCCGACCCGGCCGCGGCCGCTGTCGGTATCGGCAACTACACCGACCAGCGCCTCCGCGGCCGCCGCTGACCCCCGGACATGCCGAAGCCCCGCGCGATGGCGGGGCTTCCGTGCACCGGAGGCTATTGCTTGCCGAGCCACTTTCGGACGGTCATCCGGTCGACGCCAGCCTGTCGGGCGAACCCGGCCTCCGTGGCGTCGCCGCGGCCGATGAGCGTGATGGCCGCCTGCCGAAGCCCGGCGAGTGCGTTGCTCTCCTCGACTACGGCGGCGAGCCGCCTGCCTGAGAGCTCGCTGACGATGCTTTCGGCGTCCTCGACCATGAGGCGGTAGGCGGCGGTGAACTCCTCGCGCATCTCGTCTTCATCGCCGTCGCAGCGCTCTTCGATCTCGTCGGCCTGACGCAGGAGCTCGTTCATCTGGTCCTCGTCGAGTCCGTGGTCGTCGCCGAGCCAGGCTTCGAGTTCGTAGCGCTGCATGGTGGTCCCCTCCTGGAGCGCCCCTCGCTCCATCTGTAGACCACTCTACATGTACGGTGTAGAGCTGTCTACAGGTCTGGGCCCCCCAGGTCCGCGTGTGCCCGGTCGAGCAAGCTGCCGCGCCCAAAGCCGAGGGAACACCCGGCCCGCACACCCGTACCCTGATCTTTAGGCGCGGGGCCTGCGAGCGGAGGGAACTCTGGTGGGCTTCGTGTCCGGCCTGCGCAAGGTCGTCATCGACGGATGGTCGTGGCTGAACTACAAACCCGTCTTCAGCGACCCCCGCGGCATGCCCAACCGCCGCGCGTTCCCCGAGGCCCAAGCCTCCTGGGTGCCCGCGGCTGACGAACGACGTCTCGCCGCGTACAAACTCCTCGCCGCGTACGACAACAACCAGGCCGCCGAACTCGCCGCGATCCTCGACGGCGACACGGCCCGAGACCGACGCGAGTTCGGCGACCCCGCCATGTTCGTCGAAACCGTCATGGCGCACGTCCTCGGACGCGAGCAGCACATCACCGTCCCAGGCGCCGAACACGACGACCCCACCGAGCCCGACCCGGCCGCGGCCGCCGCCGAGCGCGTGCAGGACCTGCTGCGGGAGTGGGCGGACGACGAACTGCTGCCCATGCGGATCCAGCAGACCGAACGCAAGGCCGTCGCCCTCGGGGATGGCGTGTACCGGCTGGCGTGGGACCCGGCCAAGCAACGTCCCACCGTCCGCGCCGGCGAACCCGGCTTCTACTTCCCCGTCATCGGTGAGGACGACGACGGCGGCGAGTTCCCGCAGCGCGTGCATTTCGCGTGGGAGCTGCCCGAGGACCCGAAGAAGGGCCTCAAGCCCCGCCTGCGCCGCATCACGTACGAACTGGCACCGATCGGCGCGGCCACCGGTGCCGGTGTCGACTCGAAGGGCCGTGCCGTGCGCGCCCCGCTCACCACGGAAGGCCCTGACGGTGAAGCCGTCCCGGTCCTCGGGCAGGGCGACACGATCGACGAGGCGTCTGGCACCATCACCCGCCAGTACGCGTGGAACGATGCTCCCTCCCACCTGACGTGCTATCTCACTGACGCCACCTGGGACCTCGGCGATCTGAAGGCCGGCCATGACGTGGACGACCTGCCGATGGCGAAGGCCACGTTCGCGACCCGCTCCGACGGCGAAGTCCTCGACCGCCTTGACCTGTACATCGACTTCATTCCGGTCATCCACGTCCCCAACACCGTCCCGTCCGCTGAGGAGCACTGGGGGCAGTCCAGCCTTGCCAAGGTGCTGCAAGTCTTCGACGAGTTGCAGGGCGCCGACACCGACTCCGCCCGCGCCTCCGCCACCACCGGCCTGCCGATGGTCGGCATAGCCGGGGCAACCGACACCCGCGCCCAGTACAACGTGGCGCCCGGCGCCGTGTTCAAACTCGGCGAGAACGGCCGCCTGACCACCATCGATACCAGCCCCGCCCTCCGCGAACTGCGAGAGCACGTCCACGACCTCGCCGACCGGGCCGCCACCAACGCCCGCCTCCCCGCCGTGTCCCTCGGCACCATCGACCCCGCCCAGGTGCCATCCGGGTACGCGATGGAATTGTCCCTGGGGCCGCTCGACTCCCTCATCGGAAGCATGCGCCTCGCCCGCGCCCACAAATACAGCCTGCTGTTGAAGTTCGCGCAGCGCCTGTTCCTGGCTGGGCAGCACCCCGACTGGGCGGGCGCCCAGGTGCAGCCCGCGGATCTGGTGTTCGGCCCGTACACGCCCACCGACAAGGCCGGTGTCCTCGAGCAGGTCACCCTCGGCGTGGAGAAGGGCGTGCTGTCGAAGGAGACCGGCATCCGCATGCTGATGGAAGCCGGGTTCCCGATCGACGACGTGGCGGAGGAGCTGAAGCGGATCGATGCCCGCGCCTTCACTGATGCCCGCAACCTCGCCGACGCCCTCGGCAACCCGGACGAGGTGGCCTCGTTCCTCGGGCGTGAGGCCCCCGACCAGCCCGAAGTCCCGGCCGTCATCCTCCCCGACACTGGCGCCGACGCCGGCGCCACCGCGGCAGACGACGCCGCTGCGCAGGGAAGCGGGGGGAACACGGCGTGACATCTGTGCTCAACTTGGATCTAGGCGCGGGGCCGAACTTGTCCTTGGGAGGACTGTCACCAATGCGTCGCCCCGCGCAGCACCGACTCGGACCCACGCCTGCCCCCGGCTGGGCCCACCCCTATACCGGCCCGCAGGCCCTGGCCGTCTTCTACAACGACGGCGGCGACCCCACGCCTGCCCCGACGCCGACGCCCGCGGACATCAAGCCCGCAGCCCCGGCAGTCGATCCGGCCAAACAGTTCACCCAGGACGACCTGGACCGCATCGCCGCACGGGAGAAGGCGCAGGGCAAGCGGTCCGCGCTGAAGGAGTTCGCAGAGGCGCGAGGCTTCACCTCGATCGAGGATGCCGAGGAGTTCATCGAGGCTGCCCGTAAGACCCAGCAGGACGCCCTCTCGGAGGACGAGAAGCGACGCCAGGAACTGGAGCGGCGCGAGCAGGAAGCCGAAGCGAAGATGGCCGCAGCGGTCTCCCGCGAACGGGACGCGATCCGTAAGGCCGCCGTCATGGGCCTCGGAGCCACCGGCGACGACCTGGCCGACGCGCTCGCCCTCCTGGACCGCGACCTCGCCGCCCAGCCCGACGCGGACGAAGCCGCCGTCACCGCCGCCGCGGAAGCCCTCAAGGCCCGCCGCCCGGCCCTTTTCGGCACGGCACCCGCACAGCACACCCCGCAGACCCTGCCGCCCGCCCCCGGCGGAGCCCCGGCCGGCGGCGGCCCGCGCTCTCAGCCGACCAAGGACGACGTTCAGGCCCGCGCCCGCCAGCGCGCCGAACAGATGGGCTTCAGGCGCCCCGACGCCGCCTGACCCACCACCGACTGAGGGACCACGCCCTCTCCGCACCACCCCGTGGACGGCACCACATCCGCTGGTAGCCCGCACCCCAGTGCCACCCCTCATTCCACGGGAGGAGATCGGCGTGGACCTCCAGCCGATGACCACCACCGAGACCGTGACCGCCGACCGTCGGTGGCTGAAGAACCTGCACGGCTCGGGCATGAACACCACGATCACCCTGGACGTCTCCAAGTTCACGTCCGGCACCCACTACACCGCGGCGACCGCGACGAACCCGTACGCCGTGTTCAAGGGCGGCATCCCCCTCGGCAAGATCACCGCTTCGGGTCTGTACGCCCCGTACGCGTCCGGCGCCTCCGACGGCACCCAGATCCTCGCCGGCCTCCTTGCCACGGACACCGCGTTCAACCCGGCCGTCACGAAGGTCGCCGGAGCGCTCCTTGTCCACGGCGACGTCGACACCGCCAAGCTCCCCGTCGCGCTCACGGTCCCCGCGGCCGCGAACCGCATCGACCTCATCCACTTCTCCTGAATAGGGGCCTAAGACATGCTTGAGACCCTGCTCAGGGACATCGACGCCACCGAGATCAACGCGTTCGCCCGCGCGGTGCAGACCCCGGCGGACTACGCGCTGACCCTCTCGGTCATGCCGGAACGCACCATCAACTCGGTCAAGTTCCGCATCAAGTCCACCAGCCGCCGCGTCAACGCTGCGAAGTACCGGGCGTGGGATGCACAGACCGCTGTCGCCACCCGCGAGGCGAAGCGGATCGTCACCGAGGGCATGCTGCCCCCGCTCGGCCAGAAGTACCTGGTCGGCGAACTCGAGCAGATCCTCCTCGACACCAGCCGCGGCGCCGACGCCTCGGAACTGGTCGAACTGCTCTACCAGGACGTCGCTGCGCACGTGCAGTCCATCAAGTCGCGCCTCGAGCTGGCCGTGGGCGACCTCCTCACCGACGGCAAGTTCACCCTGTCCGGCGAGAACGGGCTCACCGTCGAATACGACGCCGGCGTCCCCACCGCCAACATGCCCACCGCCGCGACTGCGTGGTCCAACCCGGCCGCGGACGCTATCGCCGACGAAATGGCGTGGATCGAGGTCTTGCGGGCCTCTGGCGCGCCGCTCCCGACCCGCGTCGTCACCTCCTACAAGGCGCGCGCCTACCTCGCAGGCAACAACGCCTACCGGCAGGCGTTCTACGGCACCTCCGCCACGAACATCCCCACCGGAGTCCTCGCCCCCAACGAGGTCGACGCCGTCCGGGCCCGCTACAACCTGCCGCCGATCGAGGTATACGACGTCCAGATCCCCAAGGACGACGGCACCATGGCCCGCCCGATCCCCGACAACAAGTGGCTGATGCTGCCGCCGAACCCGCAGACGTGGGGTGAGACGCAGTACGGCGTCACCGCCGAGTCCCTGGTCCTGTCGTCCGGCGGCAACCCGGCCATCGAGCGCGAGGAAGCGCCGGGCATCGTCGTCACCCACGGCTACACCGACGACCCGGTCCAGGTGTGGACGAAGGGCGCCGCAGTCGCGATGCCGGTGCTGTACGTGCCGGACATCCACATCTCGGCGACGGTGTTCTGATCATGGCCGCCAAGCTCGCAGCGACCGTGTACGTCACCGACCCCGAGTCCCACCAGATGGTGGTCCTCGAGGCGGGCAGCGAGCCGGAGCCGCGCCTGGCGGCTCTGGTCACCAACCCGGCGGCGTGGGAAGACGGCAAGCTCCCCACTGCCGCAAAGAAGGCCGCCGAATCCCAGCAGGACGA